CCAGTATGTAGATTAGTGGATGAATCAAAAATAATTGAACGAATCATGAAGTTCGACTTCGGTGGTGAATTCAATTCAGGCAATCGGAACAATTACATTTTCAAGCTTTCCGCTTGTTTGTGTGAATACGGAATCACACGCGACGTTGCTGAATATCACCTTGAACAATTCGTGTCGACTGACTTCACGAAAGCGGAACTGGGGAACACAATCAAAAGCGCGTATCGAACCGCTGACTTCAAATCAAAGTATTTCGAAGACAATGAAAAGCTGACCAAGGCAAAGATAAAAATTCGTCAAGGAATTGCCACGAAGGACATTACTGAAGCGCTTGGACTTGACCAAGAACAAATCGAAGAAATCAAAAGCGACGTTGAAAACAATCAAGACGTTTTTTGGACAATCACACAATTGAAGGCCGGGGAAAAGATTTCAATCGAACCGAATAATTATTCAGCTTTTCTTTCAAAACATGGATTCGGCAAATACTATCCTGAACGCGCGTTGTCACCGACATTCGTTGTGGTCAATGAAAACAAGGTTCGTTTGTCATCGGTGGAACAAATCAAAGATTTCGTTTTGAAATACCTTGAAAAACGCGGTGAAATAAGTGTGTGGAATTATTGTTCCCGGTCGACGTATCTATTCAGCGAAAATTTTCTGAACATGATTGATTCGATTGATGTCAAAATGCTTCAGGACAACAAGACGGAATCGTTCATTCCATTCAAGAACGGCGTTGTCACAATCACGAAGAAGGATGTCAGCTTAAAAAGTTACATTGATGTCAACGGTTACATTTGGGAAAATCAAATCTTGAACCGGGACTTCATTCAACTGGATGACCACAAGAATGACTTTCAAGATTTCATTTCGAAGGTTTCGAATCAAGACCAGACACGAAGTGTTGCGCTTGAAACAACACTTGGATATTTAATGCACACATACAAAGACAAGACCGAACAAAAGGCAATCATTTTCAATGACCAAGAAATCAACGACAACGCGAATGGTGGTTCAGGAAAGTCATTGATGTTGACGGCAATCGGTTACTTCAGGAACATTGTGACCGTGGACGGAAAGCAATTTAATTCTTTGAAGAATGACTTCGTTTATCAGCGTGTAAACCTTGACACGCAAATTCTCGCATTCGACGACGTTAAAAAGAACTTCGACTTTGAGCAATTGTTCAGCGTGGTGTCACAAGGAATCACGGTCAACCGAAAAAACAAAGACGAAATTTATATTCCATTCGAACGTTCACCGAAGATTGTCATAACAACGAATTATGTTATTGCTGGCGCTGGATCAAGTCACGACCGACGAAGACATGAACTTGAATTTTTTCAGTATTTCAACGCGCAACATTCGCCGTTGAAAGAATACGGTCGTTTGTTGTTTGATTCTTGGTCACAAGATGACTGGTCAAAATTTGACAACTACATGATTTCGAACGTTCAAAAATACCTGAACGAAGGATTGACCGCAACCACATCAATCAACGCTGACACGAAGCGTTTTATTCAATCAACTTGTAAGGACTTTTATGAATTCGTTCGTGAAGGAAATCTTGAACTTGAAATATATCACTACAATCAAGCGAAGCTTCAGGAATTTCAAAAGGAAACAAATTCATTCCGGGACTTGTCAACGCAAAAGTTCAAAAAATGGGTGAAGGAATACGCGAATTTCAAAGGGTACAAATACACCGAAGGTCACAACCATTCTGGTCGTTATTTTATCTTGTCCGAAGGTTCACCAGCGAACGAATTCACACCTAAAAACGATTGTCCATTTTAACATGAATATATGAAAACGTTTAACTATTTAATTATTTTTATCATTGTCATCCTTGTCCTTGTTTGGGGGGGTGCAATTTACTTCTTTGGTTGGTGGGGTGCGCTCGCTTGCGTGGTCATCGGAATTTGTGGAACGTTGTGGATTGAAATCAAAGGATTGCAATGAAAACAATGAATTCCATAAGTGGTGGTAAAACATCAAGTTTTTTAGCTGTTCATTATCCAGCTGATTACAACGTGTTTGCTTTGGTTCGTACCATTGACAAAAAATGTATTTTTCCAGATGAAAAAATTCGACAAATTGTAAGTGATAAAATAGGTCAAGAATTTATCGGAACACTTGAACAAGACGAAATAATTTATACAATGTTAGACCTTGAACAATTTATAGGGAAAAAAATACATTGGGTAACTGGAAAAAGTTTTGATGAAATAATTATTCGAGGTGAAAAAAAATATCTACCTAATAAAATGCAACGTTTTTGCACGGTTGAAATGAAAATTGAACCGATAAAAAATTTTTGGTTTGAAAATATAAAAGAACCTATTGAAACAAGAATCGGATTTCGTGCGAATGAAATAAGAAGAATGAAAAATATGATTGAAAGAACTGAAGAAGATGGTTTTTCTTATGATAAATTTATTATCGGAAAGCATGAAAATGGAAATAACAAATGGAAAAAAATGAAATATCAAAAACCAGTTTTTCCGTTAATTGATGACCAAATTATGAAAGACACAATTGAAAGTTTTTGGATTGATAAACCAGTTCGTTTTGCTTATTTGAATAATTGTGTGGGTTGTTTTCATCGAAATCCATTGTTATTGAATTACATGAGCAAAAAAGAACCGTCAAAATTTGAATGGTTTGCTGAACAAGAACGAACAATGGGTTATGTTTCACAAAATGGTGGATTTGTTACTGGACTAACTTACGATAAAATTAAAAACTATAAATTGCAAATTGATTTATTTGAAAATGATTTCAATGAATGTGATTCTGGTTATTGTGGATTATGAAGAAAGAAAATAAAGAACGACTTGACGCGCTGAAGCTGGCGAATGACATTGAAAGACATCCGTCTTTTCCTGAAGCTTACTTCGTGAAGAAAAAATGGGACGACAAGACCGCAAATGGATTGACCAAGGCAATCACATCGTTCATCCAGTTCAACGGCTATCAAGCGGAAAGAATCAACACAATGGGTGTCGCAAGGGAAAACAAACGAACGGACGGAAAACTTATCGGTGTGACGTGGACGAAAGGAACAACCACGGCTGGTTCAGCTGACATTTCAGCGACTATTTGTGGACGTTCAGTCAAGATTGAAGTCAAGGTCGGGAAAGACCGTCAAAGCGACGCACAAAAGCGATACCAAGAATCAATCGAACGCGCTGGTGGTGTGTACATGATTTCGCGTGACTTCGACACCTTCGTGGAATGGTTTGATGAATTTGTTAAAAATAACTGAATTTTGTTTTACGAATGAAAACTTTGTTTATCTTTGGTAAAATTTTAATTCTTTAATTATGGCGACAACAAGAAAAGTGACTGAAGAAGTCACACCTGAAGCACCGAAGGGATTGTTTCACAAGCTTCATCAAGCGAAGCAACACATCGGAAAGGTAGCGAAGAACGCGACGAATCCACATTTCAAAAAAACATACGCTGACATCAATTCATTGCTGGAAACGGTTGAACCGATATTGTTGGCGAATGGATTGATATTATTGCAACCAGTCAAAGCGAATCTTGTCTTCACACAAATCATTGACATCGATTCAGGTGAATCAATTGAATCATGCATGGAAATTCCAGTCAATATCGTTGATCCACAAAAAACGCTGGCGTGCATAACCTATTTTCGTCGTGGAACGCTTCAGTCACTTTTGTCGCTTCAGTCAATCGACGACGACGGACACGAAGCTTCGAAGCCAACGACGAAACCGACACTGGACAACAATCGATTCATCAACGCGATTGAGGCAATTCAACAAGGAAAGTTTACAATTGAGAAATTGAAAGCAACTTATTCTTTGACTGAAGAACAAGCGAAACATCCATTGTTAAACAAATGAAAGAAATGACCGCTGAAGAACGCGCAAGGTATTTGTTTGACTTATTTGAATTCATCGAATACGATTCGAAGGTGAAAACATTCATGGCAAGGAAATCATGCGCGTTGATTCTTGTTCAGGAATTAATGAAGGACGTTGACATCAAATCGCGTGACTTCATTTTTTGGTCTCATGTTAAATTAAACTTATTAGAATTATGAAATGGCGTGCTTCACAAATGGGTAAACTCATGACAACGTCCCGGTCGAAAACCGACGTGTTGTCACAAACGGCGAAAAGTTATATTAATCAAATCGCGAAAGAAGATTTCTTCGGTTACACTTCACCGCTGGTGAATCGTTATCTTGAAAAAGGAACGAATCAAGAACTTGAATCCATTCAGCTATTGAACGCGGTTCGATTCGAAGATTTCAAGAAAAACGATGTTCGGCAAACAAACGACTTCATGACTGGTGAATGTGACATTGTCACGGTGTCATCAATAATTGACATCAAGACAAGCTGGTCGCTTGACACGTTTCCTGAATTGCCTGAAGACATCGACGCGAAAGATTATGAATGGCAAGGTCGTGCGTATATGTATCTTTACGACAAACCTGAATTTGAGCTTGTTTATTGCATGGTGTCAACGTGGGATGAATTCTTGACACAATACGATGACAAAACACTTCACAAGGTTGACCACATCGATCCAGCGAAGCGAATCACGTCGATATTTTTTGAACGTGACATGGAACTGGAACAACAAATGATTGAACGTTGTCAGCTGGCGACGGAATACTACATTGAACGAATAACTAAATTAAACAACAAATGAAACAAACCGCAACGAACTATCTAATCGACCAGCTTTCATTGAAAGCAATGGCTGAACACATTCCTTGGGTGTCGAAAATTCTTGACACCGCGATTGAAATGGAAAAAGAACAAATCGCTGAAGCTTATGAACGTGGCAAATTTAATCAAGGGTGCAATGGTGACGCGAAACAATACTATTCCGACACCTATATTGAAAATCGCGATACGCAATCATGAAAGCAACGATTGAATTTAACTTACCAGAAGACCAGCACGAATTCGATTTGGTGGTCAATGCAAGTGCGATGTACAATGC